GCGTTGTTCAATGTACCAACCATTTTAGTGTTAGTTGGTGCTTCGAAAGTACCTTCTGTTGTACGTGCAAACGCTGAAGTTGTTGCAGACTGAAGAATTGTAAGTGCTAATGGACTTACAACTGCCCAGTTACCTGCGCCTCTGCGTGTACGCTGTGCAATCAAGTTTGATACTCTGTTGATTTGAACTGCCAATGCGGCATGCTCGTCACCAACAAAAGTAGCTGTACCTGAAACTGCTGCCTGATCATAAGTTTCAGTAGCGGCTCCAGCTAGTGAGGTAAGTGAAGCAAGTACTTCTTGGTCAATCTCAGCAGTAATTTCTTGTGCAAGAGCTGCCATGATCTCAGCTTCAACGTCGATGCCATGCTGTGACTGAGCGTCTTGCGCGGCTTCGAAAGTCCAGCGAGCTGATAGCTTTCTGGTTTTCGCTTCGACAGTTTGTTTTAAGATCTGAATTGACATTCTGTTACCAGCGGCACCTTCTAGTGTTGCTGTTGATGCGGCTCTATCTGTAGCGGCATCACCTGAATATCCTTCAGCGATCTTGAATGGTGATAATGCTTCATCACCAGCTGTTGTGTCAGTACCGTTTGTGCTGTTGAAATCATCAGCATAACGCACACGTAGTGTGTGAATTTGACCAACTGGACCAGTCATAGGCTGAACACCAACTAACTCGTTAGCAATAACGGTTGGCATTACACGTCTAATAACTGGGAGAATAACTCTGTTTAGAGTTGCGACATTACCGGCAGAAGTAGCACCTGCAGTTGCGGATTCTGAAAGATACTTGCGAGTATTTTCAAGAGTTGTTTCCATAACTGCTTTCTTGTTGCCTTGTAGGCCTTCAACAAGTGCTGTTTTAGTATCCTGCCAGCGACTTTCTAGTAGTTCTGACATTTAAGTTCTCCTTAGTTTAAACCTGCTAGACGACGAATATCAAAAACGTTATCGTCGTTTGCTTTTACTTTTGTGACGTCAGTGTCACGGTTGCCTGTTACTTCTTTTGCCTCTGTTATTGCTGCCTTCTGCTTCGCTGGAGTTTTACCGTCGATTACTGCCGGTAGGTACTTATCAAACTGTGTACGTAGTTTAGCAGTTTGAACTGATTCCAGTAAGTCTGTCATTATTTCGCGCTGATCTTTTGATAGCGGTGAAACTAAATCATTTAAGATTTCTTTGCGGTTAGCAGTTTCAATTAAACGCTGTTTTTCAGATTCTTTAGACTCTGCAAGTTTAATTGCTTTTTCTGCTGCCTGTTTTGCTTCTGCTAATTTCTTGTCCTTAAGATCAAGAACTTTCATTAGTTTTGCTGTTTCTGACTTTTCATTTAAGTAGCTTGTAGAATATTCATTTGCAAATGCTTCGAATACTCTGCGGCCAAAGTCATTTCTACGTGCAGATTCGATGTCTTCTTTAAGCTGGCCAATCTCACTAGTGAGTTTTTTGCCAACAGTTTCTGCCACCATGTCTGCACTTTTCTTAATGAAGTCTTTTTTGACCTCAGCAAATTTTGTCTTTGCTTCTTTGACAAGTTTAACCTTTGTTTCTGCAAGGTCTTTCTTGTCTTCGTAAAACTCAGCAATTTCTTTAGATAGTGCCTCTACTACAAAATCTTCTAGTTTGGTAAATTTCTCTGCCATAACTTTCTGATCTGAGTGAAGTTCGCTTACTTCTTTTCCAAGTTGTTTTGTAACAAACTTTTGAAGAAGATTTGCATTTTCACGCATAGCAACAGCATATTTTGCTTTAGCTTCTGCTAGTTGTTTGCGATCGTCTGCAAATTCAGCTATTTCTTCTGCAAGACGCTCTGATACCATTTGATCAATTGCTTCGACCATAGTTGCTTTGTCGTGTTCATACTTCTTAGCAAACTCTTCACGAAGCTCAGCAGTTACCTGCTGTTTGTTTTCTTTGATCTTGGTATTCCAAGCCTCTTCGATTTCGGCACGGACATCTTCTGAAACTACGTCATTTTCAAAAAGTGTTTTTAGTGCATCCAACATGTTATGTTCTCCTTTTATTGGAGTCGGTTGATTATATTAATCAACGATTCTTTTAAGTACTTTTGTGCCTTTGCGTCTTCTCGAGTCGCCTGCGCCAGTTCGTATGCCTTATACCCACCACGGGCATTCATTAGATGCTCGTAGATTGGCGTTGGGTACGCCCCTGGAGCACTAGGTTGAGCAACGACATCAACAGTAATGATTTCAAAATCACTTACTTCATTGTTGCCGTCCTCTGAAACATTCCCAGATCCCCTTGATGAAACACCTAGTTTTACACCTGCTTCAAGCATAGTTTGAACTAGTTGTCCCATAGGGGTTGGTAATACTTTTAATTTTCCGTAACCATTTGGGCCATCCATCCACATTTCTGTGATCATATGGCTTACACGGTCTAAGTTAATGTTAAGTCCTTCTGGATGATCAACCTCTCCGAGAACACTGTATCCTCCGCTTATTTGATCATTGAGAGTTTTGACAGCCCTTCCAATCTCATTTACAGGATACACACGCTGGTTTGCGTTGCGTACTCCGCCTTGGATACAAATACCTTTCATAAAAAGATCTTTGCCTCCAGTTGAGTTTTCCGATGACTCAACGACCATACTTGCTTGGTCAAATGTCAAATGCTCTCGTAAGTTTATCATTCAGTCTTCCTTACTTTTACTGGCCAACAACACTGCGTGTGCCGTTAGTACCAGTGTCGCCCATTTTAGGCTTGCTGGCTGACTTTAAGCTCTTACTTGCTTTGCCGCCTGGTACATTAACATTGCCTGCTGAATCTTCTTTAGCAGTTGTGTCACTTAATGCTGAACCTTTTACAGAACCACCTGCTCCTGCTTCAGCTACATCACCTGTGTCACTTTGTGCAATATTACTTGCTGTACCACCCATGTCGTTTTTACCTGCTACAGCTGACTTAGTACCGTTTGTACCTGTATCACCCATTTTAGCAGTTACTTTTTCGACATATTCTCTCATTGTTTCGGTTTGTGATTTGCTAGACTCTTTAGTTTCTTCATCGTCTGCTGACTCTAATTCAACTGATTCTTCTTCAGCTTCCTCTTCGTCGTCACCACCGTCCATATCCATGTCCATGTCGTCGCCTTCTTCGCCACCCATGTCCATGTCATCGCCACCTTCTTTGTTTAGTAGCTCTTCAAAATCTTGTTGTAGTTTTTCTAGTGCATCCTCAAGATCGTCAATGCGCTCTTCAGTGTCACCTTCAGCTTCGTCACCCATATCCATGCCGTCCATGTCGCCGCCGTCCATTGGAACTTCAATATCGCCCATCATGTCGTCTGTAGCGTCCATGTCGTCATCGGCTTCAACTTCAAATTCGTCAAGATCAAATCCTTCGTCAACTTCTTTGCCGTCGTCTTCGTCTTTTGCTTCTTCAACTTCTTTGTCGTCGTCTGATGACTCATCTACTTCTTCATCTGTTGCTTCATCTACTTCTTCGTCTTCTACATCGCTTTCAAGTAGGTCAGCATAAATTTCACGTGATTTTTCTACCACGATTTCATGGAAAAGCTCTTCCGCACCTGCTTTGTCTTCAGCAATGAGGCGCTCAAGCATTTCTTCAAACTTGTTTTGATCTGCCATTTTGTATCTCCTATAAATGTTATACCTATGGTAAGGCTGTCAATATTATTTACTATTTATAAGAAAAAGTACGTAGATATAGGCTCAAAACGAGCCATTTTGCATATATGCTAGGAAAGATTGAACATTTTTTTGAAATCTTCAACAAAAATATGCTTCAAATTGTTAAATTTATTTAGTTCGTCTGGAATATAATTATCAGGCATTATTACTCTATAAAAATCTATAAAAGGATTTTCTCTAACTACAGTTGTAGTTTGTCTTAGCCAGTTTCCAAAAAAAGTTGCACCATCTGATGACTTTTTGTAGTTATTTGTGTCCGCATAAACGTTGTTTAAACGTTTACCATCGTCTAACCCTTTGAAATCAAAACCTAAAATAAAAACTCTCTTATGAGCATGTTGACTAGCAAGCCATAGTGCAGTTGGTCCTGAACTCCACCCTTTACTTGGTCTAAAATAGTTTAATCCTTGTATTTTTGCAAACGCTCTATTAGGATTGGTCCAAACATGATGATTATATTGATATCCTGATTTAGATATTTCTAAAATCATTTTAACATCTACTGCAACCAAGTAATCAGGATTGTATTCTCTGTATAATGCATTACAGCCATATATCTTTCCGTATACATTAAGTTCTTGAGGTAGTATACCTTTCCTGCTTACACCATTTCCTAATACAAAGCATGTATTAGATGAGGTATTAGGCAAAGGATTTGATTTGCTTTCTGTTATTTCTTTTTGAAGTTTAAGACTACGCTGTTTAGCTTTTTCTGCTCTTCTTGCGTCTCTTATTTTTTGGAATTCTTCTTTTGTATATTTAGACTTATCTATCTTCGGCATTACAATCCGCCACCCGCGGCAGCCTGAGCTGCCAGTCCATACATCTGTCTAACAAACTCAAGTTCGTTTTCTTTTGCTTTTGTATGTACTTCAGCGGCCTTGCGAGCACGGTTAATCTGGCGAAGTGTTAATCGAGTTTTACGTGTGTCATCTAGATCGACAATAGAATCGTCATAGACGGGATCATATCTATCGTCTATCACGTTTTCAAGGCTATCTCTATCTATGTAAAATATCTCTCTTAAGTTCATGATAATATTTATCTTTAAATCTGTATATCGCCACCAGTATCACCTCCGCCTCCTGGAGGAGCGGTTGTAGCTGATTCTGGTCCGGCAGTGTCACCGCCGTCTAGTTCTCCACCTGTGTCAGGTGCTTCGTCTTCAAGTCCACCTAGATCTGCACTTATACCTGCTGAACTAATTCCTGCGCCTCTCATTTCGGCGGCGGCGTCTTCGGCATTTGGTTCAATGTTTTCATCATTTTCTTCGCGCCATAGAACTTCATTTTCTGCAATTTCTTCATCAGTTAAACCTAAGAAACGTTTTAACGCAAATCTATTAGCAACATAAGGTATAGCACTCATTTGTGTAAATGTTGGAACACGACTGTTGTCAAGTTCTGCCTGTCTGTAACTAGCAAAGTTTTGCGGAGGTTCAAACACAAGATCAAACATGTTAGTATCAATGTTTACACCTTTTTCTAACAAGTAACGTTTAAATTCTTGATTTAAATCTTCTATTACAAGACCTTGCAAGCGTTCACAGTATGTGTTAAAACGAAGTTCTTGAATGTATGCAGTACCAACACGACCGTCATTATAAGATGTTGCGCCATCGTCTGCACCTGTTGGTAAGTATGAGCTAGGTATACGCAAACCGCGTACAAGTTTATTTGTAAAATATCTTAAGTCGTCAATTTCTCCGAGATTAGTTCCTCCTGGTAGTGTTTCAACTTTACTGCCACGGCCTTCAGCAGTTTGAGGGAAAAAGTAATCTTCGTTGATTGATAGAGGATTGTAACTAGAGTCTATGACATTCTGACCGCCCCCAGTCGCGGATGGGATACGTCTTTGGTGTATTTCCGTTTTAACACGCTCAACAAATTGCATAGCAAGGTGTGATGGCATGTTGCCCACATCAACGTAGAATACTCTCCTTTCAGGTGCTCGTTGCACTCTGTAGATAATAATTGCATCTTCAAGCAATTCTTTTTGCTTGTACACTTTAAATACTGTTTCAAGCAAGCTATTACCAAATGGATAGTTATTATCAAGACCTTCTGATAAACTTAGATGTATAATATGTTTTGCATCAATAGCTATTTCACCATCTTCTAGTGAAAAACGACTGCCGGAGGTTGCTTGATTAGGTTGTCCTACCATGCCTCTAACACCGCCGGTGATATAACCTTCTCCGCCTCCAGTAATGTTTCCATTTGTTTGATGAGGCGTTGTAGCTACTAAATCTCTAAAGTTAAAGTTTATATCTCTAACAATATATTGCTCAGGAGTTTTACCTTCTGATTCATTTACAATAATTCTTTTAACTTTAGCTGGATCAATATGAAATAATTTTTTTGTTTCTGGATCTCTTAAAAAGATTTGATCACCATACTTGAATACATTACGCAATACTCTGAACATTCTAGTTTCAAAGTTATTGAGTTTGTACCATTGTTTGAGGTACTGACTTAAAATTTGTACTTCTGAGTTGGTTGCACTTTTGGTAAATTCGAACTTGAAGTTTGTTCCGTTTTGGTCATTCTTTTGTGTGCAAAATTCTGCAAGAATGTCTAATGCCGCATTTACTTCAGAATCTAAATCCATTGTATTATAATGTCCGTATCTTTCAACACGGTTGGGCGATCCTACGTATACATCTGGCAAATATGAACTATAATTTGTACGTGCAGGTCCTGGCTGTCCTCCTCTAGTATTAGAAAAAGGAGAGAAGCTTCCTGATGTATTATCACCAGTTTGAACAGGAGTAAAATATTTTTTCCAACTCATCTATTAAAATCCTAAGCCTTTAAACACATTTCCACTTAAATTTCTAGAAGCACGTAAGTTCTTAGACTGAACATCAAGCTGTCTATGTGCTACGCCAGCTAATTCTTGTAGTGTAGTATTTAACATTTCTTGTCCCTGACTGCCTGATTCTTGAAGCATTGTTCTAAGTTGATTTATAACTTCTGAAAAATCTTGGTTAGGAGCAGGTTGATTCGCACGAGCAGTAATTGCTCTACTTTGTATTCTACTTGTAAGTTCTCTTACACCTTCTCGCATTTGAGCTTCGTTTGCTACCATTTCGTTGTTATGTAATGTTGCTGATGTACCTTCGCCAAAATCAGCAAATAGTCTACCAAATTCGCCAACTGTACCGTTGTTCATCTGAGTAGGAGGTGACCCTTCTGGAAATTGTGCGTTAGGAAATTCTGCGTCTGGTATTGTAGTTCCGTTACCAAAAATACTATTAAATGCATCAGTAATAGCAGTGCCTACACTTTCAACTAAACTGTTAACCAAATTAATATCATTTTGTTGCATATCTTCGCGAACTCTTGTAACATCATTTTGTGCTTCTAGTGATATTGCTTGGATAGATGCTAGAGCCGCTTCTTTTTCTGCTTGTGAAGAATTTAAATCAACAAGTATTGCTCTTTGTTCTTGTAGAATTTCTGATAATTGTTGAGCATTGGCTTTAGATTGCTCGCTTGCTTCAGGATCATTAATAATATTTTGTAATCCGTTTATTATTCCATCTACACCAGAAGGATCTATAATCGATCCTGCGCCTCTTATAACATCTTGAACTGTTTGATCGATTTCGCTGTTTAATACTGTATCTCTTACAGCTAACATTCCACCTTCGATTTGTGTTCTAAACTGAGTGCCAATTTCTGTTACTAAAGCACTAGCAGTATCTCTAATCATTGTTTCAGTTGCAACAACACCTCCCATAGTTGGAGAGCTTTGCGTGTTATTTTGTGCTGTAGCAATATTTTCTCTTGCCCTGTTTAACGCATTTGCAAATTCTTCTGCACTTGCACCAGCTCTGTTATTACCATCAATTTGAGTTTTAATTGCATCTAAAAAGTCTTGATTAACTTCTAGTAAATCCGAACTTGCTGTACCAACTGCGCCTGCTAGTCCGCCCAGTCTTGCTACACTTAGGTATTCATCAGAATCCATTCTTGC